TGAAGCCACTGCCTCGCCGTCATGGCCTCCGTCGGCGCTCCTATGATCTTTTCACGCGAGCCCCAGAACATCGCTCCTGGCTGTTCAACCTTTTGTACAGCTTTATGACTTGGTTTTTTCTTGACTTCATAAATCCACTCATTAGTTGGATTATCAGCATGAGGCTCTCCGGCCACTTTGTGCCTGTGCATCTCCTTTACCCATTTATCTCCTGACGTTTTGGTCTTGAATTCCTTCAACACCATTCCTTCCTTATTAAACGCCGCGTAAGGATTTGCAGGAGGAGTCTTCTTTGCCTTCTGAATGTTCTTAAGGACGTCTGACATAGTCAGCTTCGGCTTGTAGTTCGTCAGCTTTCC